TCGCTGGAGTGGAAGTGCTTGGTATCTCTATGAGAGTTGCGCTCAGCCTGTTCGATAGCCAGAGCGGCTTCGATCCTTGGTAGAACCCGCTGGTTGTCTTTGGCACTGAACTGCTCTTGGTAGTTCTTCATGTACCACGGTTGGTCAGTCATCTGCCCTTGCTTTCTTTATTTCAAAGAACCCCTCTAAGTCAGGATTCTGACGCATGATGTCACGTGCGTAATACGGTTTGTAATCGTTACTCAACTTGAACGGGCTACTGGCATCGTTGGTGCTGATAGCGGACTGATAGCGCAGTGTCTCAAACAGTGCAGCAATGCCGTACCGCTCATGTCCGTGACCCTTCAATAAGCGAGCCATATCTACAAGGCTGTCATACACATGAGGATTGTCCCTGTGAAAGGCTTGGTACTTCTCACGTACAGGGTCGCGTTTACCAGTCCTAACTATCTTCACCGATGATCTCCAAAAAGTCGTCTTCGGGCAACACTACATAACGGTGGCCTGCCAAGTCAATCTGCAAGAGAGGGATGCGCCCCTCTAGGCGTGCTCGCTTAGTCAGGTCACGCATGTCGACGGCCTTGACGCTGTACGACTTAGCGTCGGGGTCCATCTTCAACTTGTTCTCAATCATGAAGTCCTCGGTGCGGACGTCTGCCTTACGCATCCATCCAGCCCCCGACATTACGTTACGACTGCCCTTGTATGACTCGGCAGTGCGCTTCTCCTGCTTTATGGACTTCTTCTGGGACTCACTCCTCATCGCTGTTGAACGTGATAAGGAGGTCGATCATGTCAGCGGTCTCTTCCAGAATGTCAGAGTGCTCTTGCAGCGACTTCCCGTGCTGCTCTAGGAGGTTCATCATGACGACCAGTAGGTCTTTTATCATACCCATATCGTGTGCGTACTGCTTCAGCACACGCATGAGTTCAGGGTCGCCGGTGTCCTTGTCCTGATCGTAGAGTTTCTTGCTGGAGGACTTTGGGTACGAGAACTGTGACTGATGGAGATGCCATGCTTGCCATGACGGATGATTCTCACTCATTTTCTGCACCAACTTCTGTCGTTTCTTCTTCTCCGAGTACCGCCGCCATGGCCGCATCACGAAGCGCCTGCTGGAGGTCCAAGTCCTGCCGAACCATGTCATACAGTTCCTCCTTTTTGCTGGCGATACGTTCTCCTCGGAACTTATAGCGTCCCTCAAACAACTCTAGTGCAAGAGCAACATTCACGATGTCCTTAGCCATATCGAAGTCACCCTTCTTGTATCCCACTGTGTCAGCAAAATAGAAGTCTGCCTGTGCCACCTGTTGGGGGCGATAGGTCTTGTTCTTCATCACTCGCATCTTGATGGTCTGGCCGACACGGGTGTCCAACTTGGAACCCTCAGCGATCCACTCATCACGACGTACCTCTACACGAATGAAGTAGTAGTAGTTCTTGGCCTTACCGCCGGGGGTGGTACGGGGGTCACCGAACATCACACCGATCTTGTCACGCCATTGGTTGATGGCGATGAGGGTGCAGGGGCGGTCGTCCTCTGTCAAGGAGCGCCGTTGAGCCTTGGCGCACTTCTTGAAGAACCTACTGAGAATCTGAGCGCCAGTAGCGACGCTGGCCTCGTCCATGGCCTTGTTGACCTCAGTCTCTGTGACGAGGGCAGGGAGGGAGTCGATGACCACACAGTCGACCGCACGGTTGGCGACCGCCTTGAGTACGAGGTCTAGAGCAGCCTCCATCTCGTTGGTCTCTACGACCCATAGCCGGTCCAAATCCACCCCAAAAGAGGCGGCATACTCAGGGACATACTCTTCAGCAGCGACCCACAGAGCGAGATACTCTGGGTCTTTCTGCTGATTGGCTGCGATGGTCTTGTAGGCGATGGCCGTCTTACCTGACGACTCTTCTCCTACGATCTCGTTCCACTGGTTCGATGCCCAGCCACCACCTAGGGCAAGGTCAAATGCCAATACTCCTGTTGTGGTGTGGGGGACTTCCTCCTTGGCTGCACTCCCCTTGATGAGGATATCTTCTCCGTATTTCTTGTTTATCTCTGCTGCTAGTTCTTCGATTAGAGCCAGATTGTCTTTCACGCTGTTCCTTTTATGACCAGTTGGACTCCAACCCTTGTGCGAAGGAGCCGTTGTACCCACACTCAAAGCAGTGCGGGCGTGGCTGTTGACCGTTGACACGGGCAGCACCAGCCCCCATGCCAGAGTAGGCCGTATAGCCGGTTGCGCTACCGCAACTGGGGCATACCATGTGCCCCTCGGTGCGGTGAGCCTCGCCCCCACGCCAGAGTCGCATGGCGTCACTCATGCTGACCTCGGCGTTAGGGTCACGATTGGGGTCTAGTACCTGCTGACGCTCACCTGTCTGGAGGGGGACGCCCTCCATGCTCGGCTGTGCAACTGGCTGTACTGCCTGTTGCTGCACAGGCTGAGGCTGCACGGGTTGCGGTTGAGCAGGTTGTACGGGCTGAACTGTGATGCCACGAGGCTGTGGCTGCTGTTGATTGAGTTTGTTAGCCCACCAAGATGCGCTATTCGTCATCGTCATTGTCCTCCAGCATAGACTGTAGGTAGGTAAGGATGTCAAGGTCCTTTGATGAGAAGTTCTCTCCAGTGGAGAGTCGGAACTCAGGAAGTTCAGGGGGGTTCTTGATCTCAATGATGTCTGCGTCCACCAGCGCATACAGCACGGTGACGGCAAAGGACGTCATACGATCTAGGTTTGATACCCCTTCAGTAGCACCAAACTTATGTTCGGGGTCCATGTACTGAGTCATCCACCAAGCGGAGTCGGCAAGAATCTCACCGGCCTCGGTCTGCTGGAGCGTCATCCAGAACTTGAGAATGTCCCGAATCTCTATCTCAGCAAGGTCCTCAGAGGGAGCGGTAAAGCCACCCTCAGATTCAGCAATCTCATGGCCCTCAAGCGGAGACATGTATAGGTAGAAGTTACGCTGTCGCTTACGCCGCTTTTCTTCTTCGTTTTCCATTCCTCAGCCTTTCGCTTCAGACCATGATCCTGCATGGTGGGCTTCCACCTCTAGTGAAACACCCATGATAACCCTACCATTTCCCATGCAGTCTTCGACCAGTGGTTCCCATGTGTTGAGTTCATCTGCGGGGGCACTAATGACAATCTCGTCGTGTACCTGTACCAGCATCTTACACTTTGGGTACTCCAAGGCTGATGACAGTTTGACCATCGCCTCTTTGCATATCTCTGCTGCCGTACCCTGAATGATGGCGTTGATGACTTGTCGCTCTGCGCGGGACTTGGCAGCGAAATCGTCAGACGACAGGTCAGATACACGCCGACGGCGACCAGTCATAGTCTCTACATACCCCCTACGGCGTCCATCAGCGATGGCCTTGTGCTTCCACGCTGTCAGACCCGCATAGCCGGAGTTGTAGTTCTCCACGACAGTACGAGCCTCATCAAGAGATAACTGACCACCAGTAGCGTCTACAAGGCGCTTAGGTCCACCGCCGTACCCCATAAGGAAGTTCGGAGTCTTACCGTAGATGTTGCGCTCCTCGCTAGTTACTTCTTCGGGGGGCTTGCCCAAGATAACGCTGGCAGTACCGGCGTGTACGTCGATGTTCTCAGCAAAGATGTGCAGCAATGCTGGGTCTTGGCTGTACATAGCCATAATCCGCATCTCAATCTGAGAGTAGTCGGCCACGATGAGGCTGTTTCCCGGCTCAGCGATGAACAGACCACGTACACGCTTATCTCGCGGAATGTTCTGAAGGTTGGGGTCGCTGGATGACAAGCGTCCCGTAGCAGTACGGCTGAGGTGGAACTGGGGGTGCAAGCGACCCTTGTTCATCATAGGAATGAGGCCGTCGACATAAGTCGACTTCATCTTCTTGAGTTCGGCGTACTCCATCAAGTAGTCGATGATGGGGTGCTGTCCCTGTAGAGACTTTAGAGAGTCCTCGTCTACGCTCGGGTTGCCTTTAGCGGTGGTCTTCTTTGGCTTGAGACCAAGGCCACCCTCACGCTTCTTGTTGAATAGGAACTCCACCTTGTGAGCGTTGCTGTCTGGGTTGAAGCCGATAGGGGCGTAGTAGGCGATATCGGCCATCTTGTTGTTGATGTCCAAGTCAAGCGACTTACCCAACTTCTTGATCTCACGCTGGTTGACGGCAATGCCGTTCATCTCCATCTGAGCCAGCACCGATAGCGCATCGCTATCCAAATACATAGCCCTAAGAAGCCCCTCATGGTTGCTGATGTAGCGCATAAGCCTCTTGTAGGCCAGCCACGCCCAGCGAACGTCATAGTGGACGTAACGGCACGCCTTGCTGAACGGCTCAGTCGTAATCGTCTTGCCGATCTTCCCATCACGATGGTACGGGTCGAACGAGAACACTCGGTCGATGATCGAAGACAGCCTGTACGACGTCAGGTTCTCATCTGCAATGTGCATGAGAACCATGGTGTCGATGTACCTACCTTTGGGAAGGGTGCCCCCGTAGTACTTGGCTATCGACTTGGCATCGAACTTGATGTTCTGGTTGACCTTGACGATTCCCTCATCCATGAAGAGCGGTTCAAGGGCGGTAAACACCTGCTCCTGTGTCAGTTGCTCTGGCGGATCGGTGAACGTGGCTGGGATAAAGTACTTAGCCCGTGCCATGGACTCCTTACCGGAGGCGAGGATAGCCCTATGACCCTCTGGGGGGATAGTGGTGCCATCACCACGCTGCTCCTTGACCAGCACCTCGCCGTTGGGGTGACCCATGGGGATAGCCCAAGACTTGCCACGAGTGGCTATGCCGATCCAAAACACCTCATTACGCAGAGTGTCCAGAGCCAGATTGCCACGCCACTTGTCCTCAATGGCTTGCCGTGACTTCTGTACGACAGTGGGGTGGTCGCTCTTCAGGGATGCCTGCTTGGCGTTCCACTCTTCTTCCACTATCGCCATGATGTCGGGGTGGCGGTCGATGTGGCCTCGGGTCTCTACGTCAAAAGAGAAAGCACCCTCAGCCTTTACCGTATCGACAATAGTCGATATCTCGTCTAGAGACAGAACAGCGGGGGCACTAGGCCCCCGCTGGCTGCTCGCACTGTTGGGTTCCAAGGCTCAGTTGTAATCCATGTCCTCAGCAGCCACACCCTGCAAGGTGGTACGGCTGGGAATCGGGACGATGCTGGCGTCGTACGCCTGCTCCTTGAGGGAGTCAAGTTCGTCAGCGCTGAGAGGGGTGATGTTCCACTCTTCTTCCAAGTCCCGATCACGAATCATCTGATGGTTCGTCTGCGAGGTCGGTCCCTTGCCACTACGGCTGATTGCCCAGTAGTTCTTGGGGAGCGGACCCTGACGGGGGTCTTGGTGGAAGATTTTGAGGCTGTCGATCACTCGTGGCCCGACCTCGTAGGAGCGGACAACGGAGTCACCGTCCTCGTTGAGAAGCACGACATTGAAGGCGAACCGTGCAGAGGGGCGGTGACCAGCGTCGCACAAGGGACAACCCTGAGGGTGCATGTCGCTGATGCAGGTGAAGGACTTCTGGCCCTGACGCTCCACCCAGTGCTGGCGGTAGGAGGTGTACGGCTCGTCCTCAAGGAACTTCACGATGACAGGCTTGTCATCAATCTTCAGGCGCTGAGCGTAGGGGCTGTCGGCCTGCTTGGTTTGGTCGACGTTGCCCCAGCCACGCTTGATGACCCGCCGTGCCTGAGCACGATCAAGATCAGCATCGTCGTCTCGGGTAGCAACGCTACCGGTGTCTTCGTCGTCGTCAAATCGACCCATGACTATAACTCTTTTCTTCAGTGTTTTGGATAGTGTTCTGCGATGTGCTTACGGAAGCCGTCCCAATCTGGAGAGTTTGGGTCGTCAATCGCATAAGTCATCGCTGCCTCTACAAGGAATACCAGTTGGTCTTCGCTGTAGAGTCTCCGACCCTTTACTGCCTTTCCGGGGACTGTTTCTCCTCGTGGGGCTGGGGTACGGAAACTTGCTGGAGGAATCCAGCCTTTTGCTTCCCATGACCTAACGGTCACAGGTTTCCTGTTGAGAGCCTGAGCCAGAGCGCCAATGGTGTAGAACACCTTTGCCTGCCCGTTGACTAGGAACTCAGAGGACTTTAGAGACTGTAGCCACTCGTGTTGTGACCTGTCAAGGACCTTGCCTCGGTTCTTTGGAGAAGTGCTACGATCATGGAGGGGATGTCGTTGAATACATCCAAGGGGTCCTTACTCATCGAAGTACCTACCGATCTTCTTGTATACGCTGCGCTTAGTGCGCCCAAAGAACCTGTAGATAAGTTTGTTACGGTGGACATCGACCTGATGCTTGAACAGATGGTGCCTCGTGTAGACCTTATCCATTAGTAATCGTAGTTCTCTTCTTCGATTGGCTTCATGAAAGCGTAGGTGACGGGGGGCGTGTCGTGTAATTCTTGGAACTCCTCTTCCAGCCCCTCCTTGTCACGGTTCTCGTAAATGTAGCCTACCAAGGCATCCTCGTCTAGCACCGTGACGGTCTTGGAAACTTCTTCCCAGATACCCTGCTCTTTAGCCCACTCTTCGGCACGCTGGATGTTGAGTACCTTCTTGCCCTGACGTCGCTGGCGCTGAAGTAGGTACTTGCCAGCAGGAAGCCACTGGTGCCCCTTATCGTCGGGGTCGCCGTTCTCTTCGACCATCCGATTGAGTTGATCTTTGTACTCGCTGACGGTCTTCTGGAGCATGGCTATGTGGTCCAGATGTCGTAGGTACTCTTCGGTGAGGCGCTCGGCGTGATCTTTCATACTCGTGATTCTCTCAGAAACCCGCTCAAGGTGTCAAGAGACAGGTCCATACTTCCGTCGTTGTTGTGGTGTTTGCCGTCGATAAACGCCTCGTTGACTGACCGCTTCATCTGAAGCATCTCGTACTGGCGCTCTTCGATACTACCCTGCATGACGAACGTGGCGATGGTTACGTGGGGGAACTCGGAGGACAAGCGAATGATGCGGGCCTCGCGCTGCTCTAGTTTCCCGCTGCTCCATGGCAAGTCATACGAGATTAGATAGTTAGCCATAGGGAGATCAACGCCATATCCACCAGCGTCTGAGGACAAGAACAACCGACAGTTGGGATCGTTAGCAAACTTCTGCTTGCTCGCATCACGGGCCTCGGCATCCATACCACCCATGAACAACACGCTGTCAGTCATCTTTTCCGTCGCCTTCTGTATGAGGCGCAGGTTCTCCTTGAAGAACGAGAAGAGCACAACTTTGTTTTGGGGGTCCTCTGCTAATGTAGATTCGATGTACGCGATACAGGCGTCCAATT